ACAACTTTAAGACCATCTGTAATAGCCCCGTCTACAGTATCACTACTAGCGGCACCAGTCCAAATATCTTCACCTGGTATTTTAACGCCACTGCCCATTTGAACTCCAGTGTATGCAGTTAAATCATTTATTGTTGGTTGTCTAATTATTTGTAACGCTTTAGTTGCCGCAGCTGTAACACCTATTGAAAAAGCTGTTTTACCAACTGTATTACCCCTACCTGTAACAATAGAATCCGTTGCGACAACCATACTAACAAAATTACCAGTACCATGATGTGATGCACTCGGTGATCTAGCGGACAATGTTACTGTAACATCAGTATATTGATATATTATTTTCTTTAATAAATTAGAATTAGAACCTGTGGATGAATTTATATCTATACTACCATCACCAAATCTAACTTCGGAATATTCAGCGTGAGTAGTACCGTGCATAGACTCTGCAAAAAGTAAGATATTATAATGATCATCATCTGTAATTGTTGGAAAAGTAATAGATCCATTATAAACACCGTTATCTATCCTTCTATTTTTTAATCTTTTATGTGCAGCTGCAAAAGTATTTGTTGAAAAATTATAATAATAACCATCTTCATTTGTAATTTCTAAAGAAAATATAGCTCCATTATCTCCAATTACTTGAAAAGATCGCGTAGTACTTGCCGCAGCCATACTACTTAAATCTATATTAAAATTTTTAATTACTTTTGCCATGTTATAATTTATTTACTACTTAAACTTACTTGCGATCCAACTGAAAATAATTCTGCATGAGTTTTTGAATCGTTTTTAAATTCAACCTCCGCATAATATCCAGAAATACCAGATGTATTTACTTGTTTGTTTTTAGAGAACATCATAAATTCGCCAGATTGCGGAATGTAACCACTTGTTAAATCTTGAAATACAATTATACGTTTTGTAGTATCTGTATTTTGAACACTAGTTATCACCCCAACAAATTTACACGAAGCTAAACTTGCTTTATTAAAACCACCACTTCCCGTTGGTGTTACTGCATAAACATTATCTCCAACCTGTGCTGATATGTTTATTTTTTTATTAAATGTAAATGCTAAGTTTTGTGACATAATATTAACCAGTTAATGTTATTGTTGCTAATTCACCTTGTTTCGCTGGACAGAAGAATAAAGTACCAGTGTTATTAAATATTTGTGTTGGATTAGGTTTGTGACAACCCGTGCCATCTATAGGGTTCAGGAATTGTCCTAATTTCAAGAAAGTGTTAATAGTCTCTGTGGAATTCTGTTCAATTGTAATAGTCCAAGTAAAATAATGTCCGCCTGATATATAAGGATCATTTGCTGGGAATGGGAACTGCCATGCCCAACTTGCAGTTGGAGTTAATGGAAGAGTATTATATTGCTCTCTATATACCCAAAAAGACTGATTTGAAGCTGGTATTGCTAAAGTATCCCAAGTATAAGTTAACACATATCGCGTTGCGTCTACATTCACGCTCACTCCACCAGCGCTCTCTGTAGTCACCACTACAGGTGTTCCACTGTCAACTGTAACATTAAAGTTCATTTGAGTTTCTGGATGAATGGTGATACCTCCACCCGCTGCTGAAGAACCCGCTATAAAATTCGGACGTGTTAATCCTGTAAATAAAGAAGTATTTCCAGTTCCAGTTGTAACTGTAGTTCCACCAACCCACATATTTGTTATAGAATCTATATTATTACCTCCAAACTCTTCTTTTTGTTGAACTTGTACATAATATCCAGGTGGATTAGATTGTCCAGTAGGCCAAAGATTTGTTATATTATTTGTGGCACCATCTAACACATATAAATAATCACCAGTACTAGTGGTAGTTACGGGTATTGCAGGCACGTTTATTGTTTCCCAATTATTAGCCCAAGTTAATTTATATCTTACTGTATAACCAGATATATTACCAGAAACTAACGGCCAACTTACCGCTATTCTATTATAAAGAATAGAAGAACTAGGATCAATCGATATTGGTGTCGACGCTAATGTATAAGTACAAGAACCAGCGACCATACAACCAACTTGTGAATCATAATTGTTAGCACTTGGATCCATACAACCACCATAAGTACAACTATCATTCACGGTTGCTGTAGAACTGTAATTACATGCAGTTGAATCCATACAACCAAGAACCGCGGTAATACAACCGAAATTTATTGTAGCATTAGAATCGTAATTAGCTGCCGTAGAATCCATACATCCTGGATAATCACAACAAGTACTACAAGCAACTATATTTGATTCAAGATTAACATTGCTAGCTGCATAACCTAAATTAGCGCCAAATTGATCACAACAATTATAACCACTACAAGAACTATAATTACCTACACTACCACACCAACTAAATGTCTCTAAAACTGGGTTCCAATAAGGATTATTTCCAATAGTAGTATCTTGACATCCAGAGTAAGTACAACTACCATCATCTTGGGTTGCAAGTGAATCGTAATTTGTTGCAGTTGAATCATTACAACCAAGTATATATGTACAAGAACCACACGAACCATAGTTTTCCGCTATAGGATCAACACAACCTGTTGTACAACTTCCATCATCTCGAGTTGCATAAGGATCAAAATTACAACCTCCAGCCACAGCATTAAATGTGCTTGGTGCACAACCAGTAATTGGATCTCCAGAGGTTCCATCACAACAGAATCTTTCTCCAGCTATAAACGAAGCAGCTTCCCATAAATAACCACATTCCATACAACCGTCAATAAACTCTTCACAACTTCCATCATCTATATTCGCGCTTGAATTAGTATTATACATGTTTGGTTCCATACATCCTCTAATAACTAAAGTGGTAATTGAACTACTATAATCGTTTATACATTGATTAATAGGATCAATAACCCAACTCATTTTATGATCTCCATCTTCAATAGGAATAACGATAGCGCCTAAATTAGCTGTAGTTGTAGTTGCATTAGCTATAACTGATGTTGGACCTGTTGTAGTTGGTGAGCCTGATGGAAGTTCTGTAGTTAAAGTAAAATCAAACGCAGGCGCAATAATATTATTTTGTTTAAACTCTAATTGTTTTGGATAAGAATTTGTTTGAAACGCGTAAGAACTTAAATTATTAGTTGTATCTATATCAAAAGTAAATCCACCTTGTGGAGGAGAAATTGTCTGAAACGGAACACAAGTTCCATCATCTGTATTAGCTAGAGAATTATAGTTACAAGCTAAAGAATCCATACAACCATTAACAATAGAAATACAATTACCACTACTCGTATTAGCTGTATCATCGTAATTAAACATATTAGAGTTCATACATCCAGATATAATAGAAATACATACTGCGGGATCGTGTACATTACACGTAGAACAGTAGTTATACATAGTAGAATCCATACATCCTGAGTGTATACAACTACCATCATCACAAGTAGCAGAAGAATCAAAATTATCTGCACTAGTATCTGTACAACCATTAATACAAGGAACACATGATCCATCATCTAAGGTAGCTGTAGAACTATAATTAAAAGCTGTAGAGTCGGTACATCCTGGAGTGGATACGACTCCAGATTCTGTTAAAATACCTATTCCTTGAAATGACATTTCAGCAGAATCTTCTTCTACACTATCTATTGCACCCGTGGTAAGATTTACACTTACATCTTTTCCTTTAATATAATTAAACCATTTACCCTCTTTTTTTATAAATTCAGGGATGCTACCATTTTGAAGATCTGTTTGTATATTATTTACATACCAACCCAGTTCAGATGATAAATTATAATATTGACCAGCCCAAGGAGAATCACCACCGTCATTTACTTGAGTATTTACTATTATTTTAGATTGACTACCTTCGTAATTTAGTGTGTTGAATGTTTTTACTACTTCAGGAGAATCGTTTAAAAGAAATTTAATACTTGATTCTTTGAAATTACTACCATAAAAAGTATTTCTATCTTGGGTTTCTTTATGATGTTCGTGGATTTTACCAGCAGATATCGTGTAATAATCATTTGCCATACTAACAGCATGTTGGGGTACGAACGATTTAAAACTCACCCAACCTTTTACGTTTTCATTAAAAGAAACCGTTGTTGGAAACGGTATTTCAGGATTATTAGTATCTCCTTTTAAAGTAATATTATATTCATCTTTTTTATCATCATAACTACCAAGTAAATATTTGTTTCCAAGTTTTAAATTATCCCCAAACCAGTCTTTCATGCCGTGCATTGAAATTGGTGTCAATCCATCTTTTGATAATCTCATTACAGCACCTCTTTGCTTATCTGTAAAATACGCTCTATAACTTTCTGATGCAAATGATTCTGGATTTTTAGATATTCCAAATTCACCTACAAAAGGAACTGTTTGTCCTAACACGTTTTGTGTCGCTACTAATTGTGGTTTTCCATCAGCATTATAAACAGCATCTTTACTTGCTAAAATCTTTAAAACTTTATCTTCACAGAGAGTAATTAAATCTGTATCTCTAGTATGTAATTTTTGTATACTACCATATATTGGATTTATATCTTTTGTGATTTTTTCAGCTGCAATAAATTGATTTAAATTATTTATACCACTAATAGCATTATATAATCCAGAATATATTAAACCATATTTTCTATGTTCTTCTTTGTAGTCTCCTTCTTCTAGAGTAGTAGACACTTTGACACCGTTTAATATATATGGTAAATTAAAATTATCCCTAATTCTATTTGATTCTACACCATTCCCAAACGAATAACAATTATACCAATTTAAATTGTATGTTGTATCGCTACCATATAATCCGGTTTCCAAAGTAAAAGTATTTGTAAGAATACTGCCACTAGGAGGCGTTCCTAAAACTGAAATAGTATAATCAACAGAAGATCCATCTGGTTTTGTTATCCTAAGTTTATCGGTAGCTAGAATATAATCTATACCACTTTGAGTATCAACAGGTACGTCATTACTAATTGTTATTACTCCACCACTAGTTACAGTGCTAATAGTTGTTCCATCGGGAATTAAGCTACTTCCAACGTGACTTACAGTGGATCCAACGGGTATTGCTAAATTTTTAGTATCATCAGTTAGTTCTATTGGATTAAGTCCACTAGCCTCGTAGTAAATATCTAAATCAGTTGATTCTTTTGGTTCTGTTTCCCATATAGCTGGATTATCTGGCAATTCGCCTTCGAGTTCTATAGGCTCGATAAATTCTATATTATAACCTATTGCCATTAAACCAGGACTTTCAATTGTAAAACCAGCTCCGTTTTGATCATGTCGATTAATTCTATTAGCAGAATATTCACTGTAACCATTCATTCTTGGTTGTTTAAACACCATAGCTGTACTCGCGGTTGGTCGATTAGTACCATACATATCATGAGAGGTACCTGTAGTTCCAGTATAAGTTAATAAAGAAGAATAACCAGTTAAAAATATATTATATTCATCTCCACCTGTTCCAACTTCCTCAATTTTCCATATAACTAAAAATTCTCGAAGCGCTGTACCTCCTGATACATCTGCCCCACCATCAAGCGTATCATCAGCGTTAGCTTCACCAGAGTGACTAATTAACATCATCCCAACTTTAATCTCGTGTGAACTACCGTCTGTATGTGTAGCATCTAAACTACTTGTTTTCACAATTATTTGTTCATTTGTTATTGTATAAGTGTTGATATGATGATTAATAGTTAATTCTAACCCATCAGTAATTGGACCTAAAGTCCCAGTTGGATCCCATTTTACTATATGCGTATTTGTTTCATCTTGATTTTTAATTTTTAAATTCCAATTCCTAGTAAAGTTTGGAGATAATTGGGCTACTTGATCATCAGGATCATCCCAAGGAAATACAGAGGTCCGTCCAAGTAGTGGATCATTAGGTGGGGTATCTTCGTCTTTAGAACCATCACTATATCTTAATAATCTTTGATATGTAATATTTGGTTGCACTGTATATATATTAGCATTAGGATCCTCTCTAAATCTAAATTGTCTAGATGGATTAAATTGACTAACTAAATCTTTAGTATTACTATCTTGGTAAAATTCATTACCACCATCTACACCAATACCGAAAAAATCATGAATGGTTTTATCATTATCATCATTAACTTCATCGTGAAATATTCCACCTATAGCAATATTTAAAGTGGAATAATCGCTACTTCCTGGACGAATAATTCCAGAATTAGTACTACCTGATTGGTGAATCCAAGACCAATCTAAATGATCGTCAGAAGTTCTATGTCCTTCATATTTACCCGCGTCAATAAACCAAACGTTTTCTTTATTTCCTCCAGCTGCGTCATCGGCTTGTTTTAAATTAGAATCATCTCTACCACTTGATTGTGTATAATCCCAAGCACCATCCCAACCACTAACCCCAGGACTTGAACCACTACTTGTAAAATCTAAAAATTCTTCTTGCCAACCACCACTACCAAACCTATACTGACCAACATCTACTGGGTTAGGAGCTTGCGCAGTCAAAAAGCTTAATTGATTTGCAATGGAACTATATTTGTAATCTCTAAAAAAACATGCATATCTACCAAAATCAGTGTTAGTTGTAATACTATCGTCATACAAACCATCATCTTGCCCAGTTATAGCGCTGGAGTGAGTGGTGGCAATATTATCTTTTAAATAATATAATTTTTTACTTGTTAAAACCCTATAATTTGGATCAGCAGAAACGTTTTGTGTAATATTTTTAACAAATATATCGTCGTTTATTAATTTAACAAAGAATCTACCATCAAATTCCGCTGAATTTTCAACTTTATATTTGTAAATTCTTACAACAGCAGTATCAATTATTTTAGTAGAAGTCGCAAGAAAATCTACATCTTCACCTAAAATTTTATCTAATTTAACACTATACGTTGCAGCGTCTTGATCTACAGTTTGATTCCTAAAATTAGTATCAATTTCATTTATTCTATATCTTTTAGATGTAGCTTCTTCTCCTGTTTTTGTAAATTCAACATATAAAACACCATCATCAATTAAATCTAAATCAGCTCCACTACTATTCGCAAACGGGCTATAATTCATTTTAAAATTATCTCTACCAGATAATGGGACATTATTTAGAGTATCATTAAATATATTATTAGTAGCGAAGATATGTTCTCTTTCTTCTATTAATGCTTTTTTATTCTTTATAAAATCTGGAGCTTCATTTTCAATTGCAATAACTTTATATCGAGCGGGATCTTCAACTAATACATTTGTCTCAACACCCTTTTTAAGAATTAGAAAGGTATCGATATCAACTTTATTTCTATCAGACGATGGGAAGGAGACCCAAACATGACCATCTCCAGCGTCCCAGAAACGATCCATAGCCATATTATAATATTCACCTGAAGTTTCTTTTACGAAAAACTTGAAATATTTCATGTCTTTCATGTAATTACTATCACCAAACCTAGCGCTTATTTGGTTTGATTTAGATGCTTGTTTTTTAGGTAGTTTTGTTGAAATAGATTTTGGTTTTTTATTAGATATAACTGGTGTTTCTCTACCATATTTATCAACAAAAACAACGCCCAATTGGTATTCTCTTAATGATTTTATAGATTTAGCAGTGGTGCTTGTAACATTACTCTCTCCAATATCAAAAGTAATATTTGAATAATAATCATTGTTAGTATGATCTATTAAATTATAACCTTGTAAATAATTACCATAAACAATTCTATTACCAACAACATCTTGCGCTAAAGCTTTTCTAGGTACATTATCCCAAGGTCTTAATAATTGATTTGATGGAAGAACTCTACTTATAGTTTCTGAATCAATTTCGTACGGTGATGCCCATTCATTAGGTTTTACAGTATCTACAATATAAATATTTGGAGAACCTTCTTCTTTGTATAAAATATCTACAGAAACTACATCATCTGGAATATATGCATCAATATCTTTAATATTAATTTTTTTAATTCTATTTGTCATTCCTAAATTATAACCTTTTTTAGGATGATAATCAAATGATCCAGGTAAAAAAGCTATTTCAGAAAATGGAGAGAATGCAGAATATTCACCGTCTTCATATTTATATCTAGTAGCAAATCTAGGAAATTTAAATTCGTATAGTTTTTCCTCTTTATCTTGCCTATCAATAGCATATTTTAATTCTGTTTTTCCAGCTTCAACTTTAGGTGGAACACCATTTATATCAGTAACTTCAAAAAATACACGAGCATTACTTGCATCTAAATTTTCTATAGAAATAGATTCTATATTACCAACAAACCCACTTCCTTTTGTTGTTATTAAGAATTTATCAGCAAATTCTGTCCAAGAAAAGTTTGTTGAACTATTTATATCAAGAGTAATATCAACTATAGTTTCGCCATTAGTACCAATATGACCAGTACTCCACCTATAATTATTACCATTTCCATGAGTATTTGCAGAAACTATATAAAGAGCAATATATCCTTGTGTAACTTCAGATAATTCAACTTTAACTCTATATGTACTAGGTGTTGAATCATCCCAAGACATAGTATCGACAGACTTAAGAGCACGCCAATTTGGATTACCAGCAGTATCAATCTCAATTCTATTCTTGATAACATCATATGTAATATCGTTACCACTCCAATCATACCCTTTTGGTTTTAATCCAGTACTATTAGGTTTTATAAAATCTCCATTAATTGTTTTTTCAGAAGGATGATCTGTAAAGCTATTTTTCGAATTACTAGTGAGAATTTTACCTTTTATTCTATAATCTGTTATAGGTATCTTAGGCGGATCGTTATCTTCAAATTCTTTTAATAATATAGTATCACCCTCTTCCCAATCTAATTCAAAATCACTATCACCATTAATATCGGTCTCTACTTCTACGTTTAATTGTACGCCTGTAGATATACCAGAGAAGTCGTGTCTAGTTTGGGTATTATCAATATTAAACGATGATGGATTTACAGTGGTAAATGATGGTGTAATTCGCATTACACCAGTATATTTGAACGATGGATCTCGCTCTGATTCTAATTCTATAATAGGTGGAGTTGGAGGGGATTTTTTAAGGACAGTAATATGTCTTTCTTCGATATCGATACCACTATTTATATCTAAGTTTTGTGAAGAATTTACTAACCGTGTTTGAGTTGTAACAGAACACGTTCCAGCTTTACATCTTTCTATGTTTATTTTTTTTGGTTCAGTTCCGTTTTGTGATTCTAGATTTGTATTACTTTCAATTTTCCCATCACACCAAAATAACATACCATCAATAACGTTAATTCCTGTTATTAATTTTTCTGGATGAAATTTTAACGTATCTTTATTAACATCAATAAAAACAGGTTCAATAAGTTTTTGAGTGGGTGAAATAGTTTTTAATTCTAAAATAACGTCTTTATTACTCCCAGTAACAAACCAATATAAAACATCATTACTTTCATCTACAACAGCACCAACACAAACGGGGGTTGTTGGCATTAAACTTGCAGATGTAGTGACACCATTTCTATCTGTACAATCCACCACCCCTTGTCCCGGAACAACTTGATTACCTAATATATTTTGAATAGTACCAACATTAGAGCCTTCCGAAGTCGATACTTGTATATTCATCGCATGTCTATATTCTCCTTTTGGAACAAGTCTCTCATCGAGATCCTTATTCATTTTACCTTTGGTAAAATTATGCTTAATCTCCGGCATGTACTAGTGTTTTATATGTTTCGACTTACCTCTTAGTGTTTGAGTTAATTCTTCTAATTTAATATTTGATAATCTTAATTTTGCTGTTCGTATAGCTGCAAACTTATCTTTTTTATAGTATGCTAATTGTCTCCCGCCAACGTTAGCTTTAGCAGACATGATAGCACAAAGTATAGATTTATACATAGCTTCCTCTGCAAATTTATGAACTTGCATTTCCGCGTCTGTGCCTAATCCATCGCTTATATAATCTAATACAACTGTTTTTCCAGAAATATTAGAACTAAAGTGTATTTTTCCAGATTGTTGATCTATATAAAACGAACCATTAACTTGAGCGCGTTGAGGATCTAATCCATATCTTTCTCCTCCAGCTGGCCAATACGTGTCATCTTGGTAATCATCTTGGTTTTCAGATGATGTTCCAGATTTATAACTTGACCAAGTGTCAGATTCAGAATTTGGAGAAGTAAAAGTTACTTCACCACCAGAAGTTACAGCTGATGTACCTGAAAGTGGTAATGCAGACGTAACTATAGTGGTTGAATAAACATTTGTTACTGTTGTTCCAACTGGAAAATTATCGTGAGAAATTAACATGCCAATTTCTATATCGGTTAATTCAGAAGCTGTACCTGTTATTTTATAATCAGTAAGGTTCCAAGATAAGTTTTCTACTATATAAGAAGATTCTTTTTCTAAAATTAAAGATCCGTCTGTATTCGTAAATGTTAAAGTTGTGCCTGAATTACTTTCAGTTGGTACTACTGCGGTTCCAGCGGTGTCTTCTATTGTTATAGTGGTAATACTACTAGAATTGGATGTAGCACCAACAATTGTTTGGTTAGGAATATAAGGACCTGAAACAACCATGCCAACTTGAATATTTTTGTATTCTGCGTCTAATACTATACTACTAGAACTATCGTCCAATGTACCAACCGCAGTTAACACAAAATCTCCATCAGCATTTTGATATGGATTTGGAGGATTTGAAGTTCTACCTGTAGGATATAAAGGATGTTTTATACCAGCTGAATCCACCCAAGATATTTTTGTATAGTTTACATAATCTTGTGGGAGTATCATTTGTAGTGTTGCTGGCACTGTTATTTCTTGAGATTTAATAGATTTAAAAGTATCAAACGATAATTCTTGCATAGCTCGTTGTGCGTGGAAAGCAACGTCTATTCTACTTGCTTTTTGTATAATTTTTTGATCTCCAACATACACAACCATAAACTGACTAATTATATCGTCTAAAGAAGTAAATTGGTAATTACCATAATTGTTTTCCTGATAATATTGTTGTTGTGTGGTATCGTCTAATAATCCCATTTATTTATGCTTTTTCTTGTTGTTGTTTAGCTCCTTCTAATGCTGCGGCTGTTTGTACTAATTGTGGTTTTTCCAACGTAATACCAGCAAATGCTAATATCCTATACACTAATTCAGATTCCTCAGCTGGGTGTAATTCAAAATCAGTTGACTCACCAGAATTATATAATGCTTTACCACCAATTACAACATAACCCCATTTCGGTGTTGTAGGTTTTTTAATATAGTTTATTTTATAACTTCCACTTGATGGATCAAAAATGATTTTATTTTGGACTATAGAATATATAGGTCTACGCTCGTTAGGTTTTAGTAAAGGCAAATTGTTAATAGTAGCATGAAAAGAATTTGGTTCGTCTCTATCCATTTTTTCAACTGGATATGAGTTCCCATCTGTACTGATTAATACACAAAAATTAACTCTATAAACATCATTAGGGAGAGAAGCACCATGTGTTATAGATGCTGTCCAGCTCTTAAATATCTCAATTTTACTTTGGACTAATTCAGATATACTTCCATCTGATACTCTTTGTTTATATTGAGGTAAATCATAAAAATATTGTTCTAATATTTCCATTTGAGCTTGATCAGCAAATAAATTAAATTCTTGTGGAGTTACATACCCTCTTTGTTCTTTATTTGCTAATGCTAAAACTTTTTGATATACATTATCTATACTTACCATATTTATTTGTTATTATATGGAAAAAATCTATTTAAAGTTTCTTTCCTTTTATCACAACCACAATCTTTCCCAGTTACTTTATTAACTTTATCCACTACTTTTTTAATTCCAGTTGCTTTTGTTATTTTTTCAATTGTATCACCTAATCCTTTAGATTTGTTTAATTCCATACAATTTGTTTTATGTAGTTTTGCAATCGCCCCGTAAGGCGATCGCTTACTACAAGTTGATTACGAATTTAATCGTTTTTCTATATTGGAGTAAATCTCCATTCCTTCATCAGTTTTAAACCAAGCGGCTAAAGCTGAATAAGGATGTTCGTCAAATGGAACATTCATTAGTTTTCTATCATTAGAACCCCAATAAAAAGTTCTTTGATCTGGTGATAACTTTAATATCCCCATTTCAGTTGCTTTTATACCAACGTTTCTAAGATGTACATTCTCATCATTAACCAATTCTAAAAGCAATTTAGGATTCTTCTTAGCGAATATTAATAAATCACGTTTAAGTTCTTTAGAACTCATTTTAGATACTTTAGAACCTTTTTCTGCACGTAAAACTGCTTCCGCCATATCTATATCAAGTGAACGCGCTGTATTTAAAGCTTCTATTTCTCTCTCGATAACATCAATTTCATTTTCAGCTACTTTTTCTATCTTATATTCATAAAATAATTGATTTCTATCTGGGTGGTATAAAGATAATAACTTTTGTAAAACAGTTTTTTCTTTTCCCACATGAAGATATCCGTTTCTAAATATAATATGTGCCAATCTTTGATCACCTACCATTTCATCTACAAATGGTGTTTTTTGATTTTCAGTATGCTTAAGTTCTCTTTCATAACCTTTTTCCTCATCGAAATAATACATACCAGAAGATTTTATTGAATATGAAAGTGGTTTTCTTTGTCTATTTAGATAGTATATTCTATCTTTAATTTCCCATTCATCTTTTTTCGGAGTTGATAAAGGTTTTTCTTTAACAACTACCTTTGGTTGTTCTACAACCTGAGGTTCTTTCACCTCAACTTTTGTTTTTGCTTTTTTTGCCATAATATAATATATAATAAAATTAATAAAATAAAAGGGAGTGGAGACTAAGCTCCACCCTCTTTTAAAAATTGCTTACTTAAACATCATAAAGTTGTTAGCACCTTGCGTAACTAAACATCTTTCAGATAAATAATGTATTTGCATTGCATCCAAGTCAGATGTAACCGCTCCAACAGAACCAGTAACCCAAGTCTTGAGTTTTCTATCATCTGTCGCAGAAGCTCTATATCTAACATGTAGGAAAGGTCTCTTAAGATTCTTTCCTAATGATTGATCATAAACTGAAGATACGCCTGCAGGAACAATAACACCTCTAGTAGCATCACTAGTAGCACGTTCGTTAATCGATCCTCTAGTAGCTTTATCATTTAGATATTTCCAATCGGATTTATAGAAATCGTAAGAACCTCTACGGAATCCTGAAAAACCTAGATTAAGTGCCATATCTTCTGAGTTATTAAATACTCCAAAAGAAGTACCACCAGCACCATAAGAATTCATTGAAGCTAACATATCATCCATTGCAAGAGCAGTTGCTCTATTAACAAACATCATATTTTCTTCAATAGCACCTTGATTATCAAACTCTGCTAAGATAGCATCAAATTCAGCTAAATCAGTAGCAGCGTTAACACCAGTTACACCAGTAGTAACATTACCTCTTGATTCAATAGCAGCAAACATACCTTCGCTACCTGAATTAGTACCCATACCACTATAAGCATCATCATCAGTACCACCACCATCAGCAACATGTGAGTATGGTGAAGTAGTAGCAGAGTTTGTTTTCTCAGCTTCTATCATAGTCATCTCTAAATAATCAGTAAATCTAGTTCTTGTGTCACCTTCAGCTTTTAGATACCATAAGTAACCACTTTGTCCATCTTCACCAGATATTTCCACCCAACCAATTTGAGACGCGTCAGATCCTGAGATCTCATAATAGTCTTTCATGATAAGTGGCTTGTTGTTGAATGAAACATGAGTTGGTTTAACCGCTTTGTTCAATGTTCCTGTTACTGTTGACGAAGCCGTGTAAGAAGCGTGACCAGTAGTACCTTTCTTAAATTCAGAACCTATAACTACTAAAGTTGCAGATAAGTCATCATCAGCAATAGCAGAATCATCATCAAAGTTCTCAATACTGTAAGGTTGTACTGTAATATCCGCGCCATTCACTAATACGCATTGAGCTCGTATTACTTTACCAGCTACAGCTACAAGACATATATCATTTAACCGTACACCATGACTAGCTAATGTAAACACGTTAGTTGTAGTAGCGTGGTTCCCATCAATATCAGATGTAACAGAAAACACAGATGTATCTGTATTCAAAGTACCTTTAACCGATACGTGTAATCTACCTTGTTCTGACCAAATAACTTGGTCGGCTGTCATAGCCTCTTCTGCACCAACTTGAGAAAGAAAACCTGAAACTGTTCTATTACCAAACACTTCAGCTTCCTTATCCATTAAGTCAGGCACATATTGTTGAGCCCAACCTTTTGTTGTTGCGCTCGTAAAATCGATGTAGTTTGAGTCTAATGTTTGCTTCTGCGAAGCGGGTACACTATTCAAATTTCCACCGGGATTTGAAATTGCCATAATTTTGTAATTTTAAATTGTTATTTTTGTTTAATTTTAAACTTAAAATCAGTGGAATCATCACCTAACACTCTTACTTTAACACCACCCGCTTCAATAGTTCCATGAGCTTGTCTTGGATCCATATTCACGTTCTTGGCTTTAGCAACACTATTTTTCATAGCATCTGCTTTTCCTTGTTCATAAAAGTGATTAGCAACAGCATCTGCGTTCATTGCTGTAAATAGAGATTTATGATAACCCTTAGCATCCTTTAAACCCATTTTTTTATCCAAAAACTTTTTGGTAAAATTGTTTAAATCACTTTGGGTGTTTTTAACCTCTTCAGCATTATTTACATTAAACCTGTATTTTTTATCACCGACGTTATATTCAAAACCTTTGAACTTGTCGTTAAAAACTTTTTCAGTTTTTTGCGTAAAAATATCAGAGTTTGTTTTTGCTGCTTTTTGAGTTACCTCTGACTCCTTGTTGTATCTATTAAAGAAATCTACAGCTTTTTGTTGTTCTGGAGTTAACTTACTCCCAGCTTTGATATCTTCATAGTATTTGGACTTTTGCCCGTCCAGATGGGCTCTAGCGTTGGCAACTTGCTCTTTTAACGCTAATTTTTTTCTTCGTATATCTCTTTCTTCATCTACTTCTTCATCGTAAGAGAACGAATCTTCCATAAGGAAGTTAATTTCTTCATTGTTTAAATGAGGTTTTGTTTGTTTATAATATTCATATAATAAATCGTTATCTTCTAACTTACTATAATCTTGATTAAGTTTAACATAATCATTTAAATCTCCACCGGTTTCTTCCATAAAATCCATTAGTTTTTGGATGTTTTCAGGGATTGGTTTTCCAGTAGCTTCAGCTTCAGCAACAGCTTCTTCAACTTGCTCTTCTAATTCTTCAACTGCTTCTTCATCTGTAATTTCTTCTAAAACAGGTGTTTCAACATCTTCTTTTGTAGACTTGTCAATATCCTCTTTTTTATCAATTGTTTCTTCAACAACTTTTTCTTGAACATTCTCGGTCTCTGTGTTATCAACTGGCTGTTCATTTTCCTCTGTTTTAGGAGGTTTACTTAAATCAACTTTGATAGGTTCGTCGTCTTGACTAATCTTTTTCATTGTTGGTTTCTTCTTCACTTTAATTTTTTCGACTGTATCATCTACTTTTGGTTGTTCGATAGCCTCTTCTACTATCTCTGTTTTCTTTTTTTCCATAATATAATATAATAATAATTAATAAAAAATTTAACTAGGTTCAAATGCACCTAAATCAAATCCGCCACCTAAGGTATCATTACCTGCTGACTCAAAGTTTTTAGGTGGTTTTCCACTATTTCTTTGTTCAATCATCTCTGATTGTTGAGATGCTTGGATTTTTGTTCTTTCGTCTTTGCGATCTTCTTTCTGTTTCTCTCTTTGTTTCATGCCATCAACTTCAATTCCTTTAAGTTGCATGTTGTATTGGAATTCTAATTCCATTAACTCTTTTTTATGCATAACTTCTTGTTGCATTTTTTGAGATTCTATTTGCGCTTTCATTTGTTCAAGTTGAGATTCAGATTGCTTTAACGCTTGATTTTTCTGCATTTCTACTTGAGCGGCAGCTTGAGCGGCTTGTGTGTTAGATTCTGTTTGTGCTTGAATATTTTCTAATTGTAATTGCCTATCTCTTTCTTGCTTTTTCTTTCTACGTATTTTTAGAAGTTGATTAGCAAGTTTAATATTTTTAATTTCTCTAAGATCAATGGCATCTTCAAGTTCTATATTTTGTTGTTGCAATGCCATTTGAATGTTATTTTCTAACAATTGTTTTTCTTCTTCATCTGGTTGTAATTCTATAAATATACCAAAATCATATAAATGAAGATTTTTCATTTCATCTAATGTTGCTACATTATGTGCCCCAATAGCTTGAATAAAAGCGTCTTTTGTTGGAGAGTATTCTATAATATCAGATATTCTAAGTGATAAACATTCTGCGATTTCTGCTGTTAAAAATAATCCAGATTGTAATATATGTCTTGTGGCGGTGTTAGAATTTGCTGCAGCAAGTTTTTGAACACCAACTAAAGCGTTTTTATCTGGCATACTACCATCTCTAGCTTCGTTTAATCCGGTGACATCCCTAATCATTTGTAAATAATAATTATAAGTTTGTATTAAACTTTGCATTTTTTGCCCACCAGATCCAGATTGTATTTCTTGAATAGGTACTTTGCCAGGGTTTAGATCACCTTCTGACGTGAAACTCCTCCCTATTACAGAACCTGTTTGGAAGAACATGTTTAAAGCTTCTTGCGGATTGTAATTAGTTCCATTACCTAAATCAATTTCAGCTAAACCATCAGCATCTAAATAAACACCATCTGGTGTTAATCTAGACATTACTTGTTGTAGTTTTAAATGTGTTAATTGAATCATGTCAGCAAAACCTGTAATACGTTTTACTAAAGAATCAATTTTACCATTATACATTCTAGGTGCTACAATAGCGTAATTCATTTTAACTTTAGTGAAATCACTTTTAGGACGCATCATATTTTTTGCCATCTCCCATTTAAGTAACTCACCTGTACCAAGAATCATAGCCCCGTCATATAAACACTCTATAGATTTTGATAGTTTAGAATATCCACCTTCTTTATCTTTAGGTGGATTAAATTTATCATCTTTAGGTATAATTTTACTTGCACCAGTACCAGTTTCTTTTACTTTATAAACTTCATTCATATAAGTTTTATAGTTAAAATATAAAACTTGAATTGTATTATTATCTTCTTTATCTACAGAATATCTTGTATTAACATTATTTCTATTAAACGATTTATTTTTCATTATATCTTCAAGTTTTTCTTGAGACAAATCAGGAAATTGCTTAATTAATTCATTTACTGGGATAGATTTAACTTCCCCAACGTAATATATATCATCAAAATAAGGAGAATCTGTATATGAGTATACGAGATTAGCAGGATCAACATAATCAATTACAACACCTTCCGATGTATTAAATGAAGATTTTACCGCCCCAATACCTAAAACTGTAAGATCATAATAAAATTGTTTTTTAGTTAATTCATATTTATTACCATCAAATAAAACATTTAATGCTTGTTCTTCAGCTAACTCCACAGACTGCTTATAAGTTAATTGCATGTGAAGTTGTAATTCTTCTGGCGTTTCTGGTAATTCCTTTTCTTCACTTTCTTTTGTGTTTACACCAAAATTTTCTGCAGCAAAATTATCAAATTCTTGATATTCCATGTCATTAAGTATAGATTCCATATACTTAGTTCTTTTTTCAATACCATATGGATCTTGGGAATAAGCTTTTATATCATATGTTCTTTCAGCTATACCATTAACTACAATATCAACAAACTTTGAAATAATTGGAACTGGTTTCCAATCTAAATTAAGATAGGACAAATCACCATTTATTGATAACTCATCCTTATACTTTTGAATTGATTGCTCTCCACGAGCGTACAATCTTAAATTATGAAAGTTGTTATGATTAGCTCTATATCTATTAAGACTCCTATCGTTGTTAAACCATTCGGTTTCGATAGCTTTAGCCACTTTTAAACCATATTCTTCGCTGCGTTTTTCAGCATCACCTACAGTTTGACTTGGGA